TTAAGCCAATTCCTCGATAATAACGATCCCATTCTGACCATCTGCACCAGGATTCACCGGCATTGAAGGACCATTGGAACACCCAGACGCCCCGCCGCCATATCCACCGCCATTGTTAGCCGGATTGTTTATGGCTGGAATCGAGCCCCCTACGCCAAGTTGACTATTTGCACCACGCGACGCGATTGCATATTCAGTTGAAATAGCTGATGCACATTCAGATCCTGGCCCACTTATCCCGACAATATTCCATCCGGTAGGGCTGTTCGAGTTTGTGTTCGCCACCGGCTGAAATGGAGGATTAGCCGGACCTGCGGGCAGTCCCGCTTTGCCGCCGGGAGCGGAAATCAGCGTACCTACGGAGCTGGTCCCGCCATCTTCCCCATAAAGTGAGGATGCAGTCCCGCCTTTCCCGCCCAGGCCAATGGTGATCATTACTGAGGTTAATGCTGATACGTCATACATTCCCTCCGCGTATGCGCCAGCCCCGCCGCCATTGCTAATCGAAACCTGACCATCACCGGTCGCCGGCGCAGCAGAACTACCGCCCCCGGCCCCCAAAATTCTAATCCTCCATTTTGTTGCGCCAGGTGTTTTTGTGAACATGCCGCTGCCCGTAACGACACGCGGAACGCCCATAAGGCGACCATTGATCGTGCCATCTGACGAGCAGAGATTTAATAACGCCTGTCTTACCGCCTCACTTCCTTCGGCTGCAATTTCAGAAAAATTATTAGAAATCTGCAGGCAGGAAAGGAAAGACCCCGCGGTCAACATATTTGCCACAATATCATTCGTTGACCAGACTCTTGCCGTGGTCCCTTCCTGCCCTCGCTGCACGGTCATCACATCACCAGATACCGAAGTGACGTGCATTATTTCCGTAATTGATTTAGTTGCGGCATCAACAATAGTTAATTTGAAATAGCTTTGACCCGATACGGGTTGAGGAAATAATCCACCTGTACCGCTACTAACTGTAATAACAGTCGCAGACGCGCTAATTCCTGACGCGAGGACGCTTTTAGCATTGTTATTTGCCAGTAATCTCAGAGCCATGAATCCTCCAAAAATAAAAAAGCCGCAATTGTGCGGCCTTTAATTAGTTTATGACGTGGTTTATATAGCGGGGCAATCATCCTGCCTCAGGTCGTTGATAGCGAATGTAGCGACCCCCAACACTTCAACATCTTCCATCGCCTCCCCTTCTATCGATTCACCTTCGACAGTGATAAAAGAACGCCCCATCAATTTTGCAAACTGCAGTTCGCCAGCCAGGCGGATAAGCACAACGCTTCCCTGCATCACTTTCAGCGACAAATCGAGAACAACATAGCCGCGGTCAGTCTGGATAACCTGCGAGTTAGCACCAATGTCACACGCAGCGGTTACCGTCAACGCAGACTCGATATAATCAGCTGCCGGCGATGGAAATGGGCCCATTACATCACCCTCCCCATGTTGCGGAGAATCCATAGCCTATTTTCTGTATGCTCCGGGGTTTTGTCAGCAAAGCACGACTGATAGCGCTCTATCCAGCGGTTAGCTTCTGACTCTGATAAGTGAATGCCCCGCTGCATCAAAGAAGAGATGAAGTCTCGCGTGTGTAGGTACTGATAGCCTTTAGAATTCCGGAGTACCGACTCACGAAAGGCGTTGTTGATGTCTGACTGTCGAAGCATGATCTGCCCTCCCATAAACACTGTTTATTAATACAGTAGTTTTGTTTGAAGGGAAGATCAAGAGAGGTGCGGCTATCAATTTAAGTGATAGCCGCAGTGTGCCGTTCATTGCTTAACAATTGAATGATATTTCCCGCCTGTAATGGCGGGATGATCTTATGCTTCCAGCGACTCTTTTAGTGATCTTTCAGCCTCATCCAGCGGGTTTCCTGCTCCGGAGTAACTGAACATGTGATAATGCTCTCCTGGTGTTACTGAATCACCCACATACACATCGAACAGCACCTGCGCTCCTGCATCTGACAGGCTTACCAGGCGCTTTGCGGAATAGGTCACCTCTTTGCTGACCGTAACCAGCTGGCATAACGCCCCCAGCTCAGGATACGAAACCAGTTCTTTGACTTCTTTTGTTACTGTGAACGACATAATTTTCTCCTGCTTATCCCGGCTGGCTGGTCTGACTGACTGCCAGTTGTTTAGAGCCGCCTGTGCCTGTGACGTTTACCGTCAGGAACCCTGATGAATATGTCCAGGCGATATCTATCTGGGCGGCATTATTGATTTGTGAAAATGTCTCCACCAGATAGCCATTGATGAATCTCAATATTTTGTATGCGGGAAACTGATAACCACCGTTAGCCGCTATCTGAATCTCACCTGACTGGCTGGTTATCTGTAACGTTTTCGATGCAGTAGCGGTCATGGAATTTTCCTGAAGGTATTTCTTCAGGAAACGGACGTGCTTAATCACAATATCCGCGCCGTTATTTGAGCGTGAAAAGTAAATACCGTTTGAGGAGCCAGCAATTCCTGTCACGAACTCCACCCGCATTTTTCTGGGTGTCGTTGACAGCGTGAAAGTTGTCGAGACTTTACCTGTTCCGGAAACAATACCGCCGAAAGTGAAGTCTTCAGTACCGCTGGCGCAGTATGCCTCCACCTCGATGATGTATGATTTCTCCGGTTCAAACAGTCCCGATGAGGCAGCATAGCTAAAAATGCCGGTGCTGGCGAAACCCGCCATCAGCACTATTTCATTACCGCGGGCACGCAGATAATCAGACAGCAGGTTTCCGTAGAGAGAGGTGCCGAACGCGCCGACATTCAGCCCATTGATAACATCAGAAAACTGTCCCTCTGAGGTATACCCGTTCCATTTGCCGAAACGTGGCCCTTTAAAGACAAACGAGCACGGCTGCTGCTGATTATACAGAAGCGGAACACTGTCCACCGTCGCGCCAGTCTCATCAACCAGCGTCAGGGCATTTGACCCCAGACCGACATTAGAACCTACTGTTGATACGTCTTCAATTTCCCCGTACGTCTGGCCCTTTGGCTGATATTTGTAAACAAAGTTTTTAGACTTTGAGAAACCATCTATCCGGTTATCCCTGATAATAGTCGAGTAACGACCGGCTGATACGTTTCCTGCGTAAGCAGGTGCATCAACGGCTGTCGCATCAATAAACCCTATGAGCGCCTGCCCGTCGGCCCCTGTCGCCTGTTCAAGATAGTTGTCATAAATACGGGCATGTCGGGCCGTGGTCTTAATCATGATGCAGTTTGGCGAGCCAACGTGCAGGATATCGTTAAGATGTATTTCATTCTGAGACCCGAAGGTACTGGCGCTTAATTCAAGGATCATATAGCGCCAGGCATTCCGGATGCGATTCATGGACACCCTGTTCAGGTCGCACCCGTTCAGCAGTACATCGATATCAAAGTTTGCTATCTCACAAAGGCTGATACTGCCATCGAACATCTTTGACCATGAGATACCAATTCCGGTGCCATTAACTCTCGGGTTTATAGCGCAGCGCCTGACGACTGGTACCATACCAAACGGAACATTTGACAGCGATATATCGTCTTTAATTATCGCTGTTTGCTCGTTATTAAACCTGACAGGATAATCACCGGTCAGGCCCATGTCGTAAATCTGCGGCATCCGCACCTGACCCGTGGATGAATCACGCGTATACCAGATGCAACCACCTCCTTCAGTCATGCATATGAGGCGCGTATAGCAATTCGGGGAAAAGTTTGGACTCCCCTGTCCCCTGATTACCTGCCCTTTACCGGCTTCAAATGCCCGGGAAATATAAAAGTCCCCGGCAGGCAAACTAAGCTGTTTATTTTTATCCGCAGCGGCCTGAAGAATTGAATAATTATATTCAGCATTTTCAACGCCGGGCTTCAGGAGTGGTGTGACAAACTTAATAGCTTGCTCAAGGCTTGCTCCGTCAGAACCGCGTACAAGAGACGTACCCGGGAATTCGCCTGAACCCAGGTTTTGGCGAAGCGTGTCACCATCCATCAGAACAAAGTGAGTAACGTCGTTCGCAAAGCTGGCTGCATCGGTTCCGGTGGTCGTAAAGCCGACATCAGTAGCAGCATTCAGGCGGTAATACTGGTTGTTATAACTGATGTACTGGTTACGGGCACTGAACTGAAAGGGACCATCTTCGTAGCCGCCGAGAAATACATAGCCTGAAGAGATAAGGAATTGTTGAAAACGATCTTCTTTCTCAGTCTGAGATAAGTTAAAATCAGAATCCATTTGCACCTGAGATGTTAAGAATGCATCTTCTTTAGTCTGCTGGGCTAATTCAAATTCACTCCTTTGACTTTGCATCTGAGATTCGAATTCGGCTTCTTTTTCGGAAATCTCGAAATCAATCCTCGCTGATAATCCAGTGGCAATGTCTTTCGTTTCATCGAGATACATTCCTGAAGCTATAGCGGCATTCTTAGCCTCATCGACAGATTCAGCAATATCAATGATTGGCTTTTCTATGCTTAGCGCATACTGCTTAGCTTCAGCCGCGCTAACTGCTGCACTGGCCGCAAACTGCGCAGTCTGTTGGGTATCAGTAATTGCCATCTTTTATTCTCATGAATATTCGTAAATAACTACAATCCCAGACTTGCCGCTGGCACCATTTACTGCCGGAGAGGATGGTCCTTGTGAAGAACCAGATGCGCCTGAACCATATGCCTGTCCATCAATAGCCGGATCTCCAAATGATGGCACCCATCCCCCGCCTCCAAAAACGCTACTTGCCCCAGGTGAGCCGAGGAATGACTGGGTTGCGTTAGCGTATGCAGGTGTAGATGGGGCTCCTGGAGAGCCTATGATATTGGCACCGGAAGGAGCGCTTGATGCGACATTACCCTGAGGTAGAAAAGGTGGATTTGCTGGTCCGGCAGACGGCCCTCTTGTTCCGCCAGGCGCAACCATCAGCGATCCAAATGAGCTCGAACCACCAACAGAGCCAACCGGAGATGCTGCGGTCCCTCCCTGTCCGCCAGCGCCAACAACGATGCTAATGCTGGTGAAATTTATTGAAAATCTACCCTTAGCATATGACCCGGCCCCACCACCTGAAACTATTGATACCTGCCCCGCTCCAGTGGCTGGAGCAGCATCGCTCCCACCACCACCGCCAACCATTTCAACAACAGCCGACTTAGTGCCAGGGGTTGGCGTATAGGTGCCGGATGATAAAAATGTCTGCACGTTCAGGAGTCGTCCGGATGAATAATTAATCCATCCAATACCGCCAGCATCAGGATTTGTCGTGTTATTTTCGATAGTGCTTTGCCAGAATCCATCCCTGGCTGAATTGATAAGAATCGCGCCTTTTGGGTATCCACCGATAGCTGCCGAAAATGCAGAGTCGAATGTATAGAAACCTCCGGCTTGCTCCCATTGAAGTCGAGTATAGGCATCATTAAAAATCCCATTAAAATCCTGCCCTTTTGGCGGCTTACCGCCAGCAGATAGAGCGATGCGGGTCAGCGGAGGAAATCCTGAGTCCATCGCCGCAAGGCCATCAGCCAACGTTTCAGAGGTGGAATTGACCGGGATCGTGTTTTTGTCGCCACTCGCAGAAAAAACAACCGTCAGACGTGACGGCATGGCTGAATTGTTCAATTCAGACCTCCTGAACGATGTTTACTTTTACCCCAGGCGGGGAAGGAAGCGCGCCGGAGCTTTGCACTATGGCCAGCTCAGATTCGGAAAGTTGAAACTCGAATACGTAGCTCATGACATGGTTACCATCGTCACGCACGTAAGCTCGCCCGCTGGAGCCGAACATGTACATCAGCATGCGATTCATGACCGGCACGGTGCAGTCGCTGATGTTAGCCATCGCTTTGCACATGATCAGCTTGCGGTATGCGTCATTGGTCAGGACGACAGTGTTTGTGTCCTGTACACCGGTATAGAAAGGTGCCTGGTTAAAGGGTTGCGGATCGGTGAGTTCTGCCGGAGTGCTGGTCGCTTCGCCAAAGCCCAGAAACTGCTGGGATGGCGTCACGGTCAGCAAACGCCCTACATCAACGATTTTACCCCAGCACATCAGACCGTAATCGCCACATGTCTCGATGTTAAATACGAGGTCATAGAACGTGTCTATCCAGTCCTCTGGCGCTACTGAAGCGTTAAAGGTATCAATCAGTGAGCGCAGGCTTGTTGAGTTCACGTACTGCGCGTAGATCGTCCAGTCGACATTATTCACTTACCGCCTCCGTTATGATGTTTGTCGCATCCAGAGTCGGTTCCTGATCAATGCCCATGGTCAGCGCACTAGACCAGGTTGTTCCATCCAGGGATATCAGGACCGAAAGAACGTTCATGTTCTGTGCATCTAGCGCCTGGATAGGGCCGATATACCGGCTGCCATAAATTCGCGCGCCGGCACGCGCCCGGGTGCCACCATCTGCGCCGGTGAAGGAATTAAGGACGACCGCTCTGATCTGCGCGTTGATATCTGACGGAAGGCCATCATTCTCTTCGTATTCCACCTTGATATGAACGCTCACCGCATCCAGCGTTTTCCACCTGTAGGTGTACTCCGGATAAGGGGCGTCATAATTTTCGGCATCCTGCACGGTCCCGTTGGTGTCACCGTTCATAACGGTGCCCGGGGGAAGTTTTTTATTGATGGCCGCTGCAATGTCAGCCACTGCTCCGCCATAAACCCCGATATAAATCGAGCTGGCCAGCAGCGTGTAATTCGTGGAACCTTTCTCGACGGAAGTCGGCTCTTTGTTGTCGATCACATAAACATCAAGCACCCCGTCGACTTCCAGGACAGCAGCCCGCACAGCCGCTGCCGTGTTGAAGGCGTTACGTGCCACTGACTGGCGACGGCGATACTCAAATGCAGATCGCCCTTCAACATTCGAGCCCGGCACACCCGCGGTCTCGTTGGTGATACTCGACCAGCCACTTACCGCGACATAGATGTTTGTCAGCGTACCGATGGGGCAAGCTATCGGCCCGGTAGTCAGGTTCTGGAACTCGATCTTTACCGTCCCGTCTGCACCTATCGTTCCGGCCGCCAGTGACACGTACATATAACCGTTATCGTCGGTTGCATAGGACTGTGCCGGGATCACCGTTCCCGGTACGCCGGAGCATGTGGCCGTTACAACCGTACCCGCAGCAGCAATGCGATCGAGGAAGTAAATCCTGCCGATGCCATCCTGAAATCTGCCGGAGGAAAAGTCCGGGTTCATGTTGTTGACGATAGCCAGAAGCTGATCGTTCTTGTCTGCGATGATTGCAGTATCAGTGACAGCCAGTTGCCCCTGCGGCGTCTTGAGGTTCGTGCTCATCGCCGTCCCGAATGCAGAACCAATATCTGCTATGCGCCCGGCAAGAATGTCTCCCTCATCTGGAACATCAAGGCCAGTGGTGGAAAATGTCACGGCCGGTACCGCCGTAGAGATTGTCGTCATTTTTTCCTCACAGGGTGACGCTGGAATCCAGGCCGTTTGTATCCACGATCGCAATAACGCCGGTAGTGCGGCGCGTATCGCGGTTGTTAATCAGCGTCGGCTCAGCGCGCGCGATATAGCTCATCCGCAACGCTTCAACCTGAAGCGCGGCCGCCATGGCGCCGGTGCTGGCCTTAACGTTCAGAAGCTCTTTGTAATTAACGCCGGTGTCTTTTTCGTAAATGCACTCACCGCGTATAGCCAGGCATGCCGTCGCTACGTCCTGAGCGCAGGCGTAGGGGTTTTCAACCGTGGCGATATTACCCAGCTCATCAAGGACAAGATCCCAGGTGTCGGGATCGAGTTTGAGAGAGATTGTTTTCATGGACTTCACCCATAAAAAAACCCCGCCGAAGCGAGGTTTGTGTTGTTTACGAAAATTTCGTAGTTGGTTAACCAATCACATATTCAGCCTTTCCGCCACGGAACGAGATGGTTTTATTTCCCGCCCGGCGGCAAGCGTCTGCGATAGCCTTCATGCCGTACTCGACATTACCCAGATGTTTTCGCATCGCTACAATTTCGGCCTTCGGCGCTGATACATCAAAGCCAGCCTCCTCCAGAACGTTAATCAGGCGAATGGCCGCAGATGTCGAGTTGTCACCACAAAGCATCTCCATCGTCACGTCAAAGGACGGGGCTGTTAGAGACTTCCCAAATGACAGGTTGCCACTGCGAACCAACGGGTTGTTATCGATCCACCATTGAAGCGGAATGTTAACGTCAAACTTCGGCGCTGGCAGCGCTTCCTGCTTGCCAAGGAATTCCCCTTCAAGCGCAACACGGTGAACATACTCGATTGCAGTTGGAATCTGCGATGCCTCCAGGTCCTCAATGCTGTCAACATTAAAGCGTTGATGGATCATCGCGTAAGCTTCCGGATACATCATGTGCCTTTTGCTTACCAGCATGTTAACGGCATCCCGAAGTGGCGTCCTTTCATCGACCGTGGTCTTTTTGCGCGGGTTCTTAACCTCGCCTTTAGTCCAGTAGTCATGCAGAACGGTAAAGCATTCCTCCTGGTACTTGATCAGTTTGTCGCGGATATCAGCACGGACTTTTTCTGGGTTGATACTGAACAGCCATCCATTGAGTTTTTTCAGTGGGAGGCACAAAAGCTTACGCAACTTGCCGTCGGCGGCAACCATAGAGATATCTCTACAGTTGAATCTGTCCTTCATTTTGCGCAGCTTTACCGACTGACCAGTCCAGTCCATTCCGATGTTCTCTACAATCTGACGCATTGCCACGTAAGTCACCCCAGCAGCAACTGCAGTTATCACTTGCTGACCGTTGAACGGCACGTAAGAGGTGTTAACTGCTTCAAGAATTGCTATACTTTTCATGTCGATAATTCCTCATCCGATTTATTCGATACCGAAGCCCTGACTGTTGCTGCAGTTGGGGCTTCAACTTTTAAGCGACACATCGCCCTTCTTCTTTCATCTTGTCCATAAACATTCGATAAAGCTCTTCGTTCACAGACCTGCCATTTTCCGCAGCTACCTGCTTAGCTAGCGCAATTGTTTCTGCTGGCCACCGCAAATTAAGCTGAGGTAGTTTTCTTGCACCTTTCATTTACGCTCCCGCAATGTGAACCACCGTGGTTCACTTGAGAATGTACTATCACCGTTATATGCTGTCAAGAAAAAACATGGTGAATTAATGTCCAGAGATGATCCGCAATTCAAGTTGCGACTTCCTGCTGATTTGAAAGCAAAACTTGACCAGAGGGCCAAGATGAACGGTCGTTCCATCAACGCTGAACTGGTCCAAATAGTGCAAGTGGCATTATCTGAGCCATCGCCAGTAACTGGCTATCGCGACGACGCCGAGCGCCTTGCAGACCAGCAGGCAGAGCAGTTTAAAAAGGTTGTGTTTGAAACGCTTAAAGACATCTACAGCAAGGAGTCATAGATGGAATGGATCATAGGGATTATCGTGCTGGTATTTCTGGCAAAACTGTTTAAACCGAGTCGTTGCGATGTATGCGGCACAGGGTTTAAACGGAACTACTACACTTGGAAGATCGACGGCAAAAAGCAACACCTTTGTCCGAACTGCAATAGCAAAATGAAAAAAAGAAAAAGTGACATCAGCTTTAAAGACAGATTCGGCTAAGAAGAAGCCCACACAATGGTGGGCTTTCATTATTTTATGCCGCCAACCTTGCCTTCTAGCCTTTTACACGCATCATCATCAAGGCGGCTTTGATATGGACCTATATTATTGCAAGCATCCACGAGCGTTTTCACTGCATACCTAGCGTAACTGCCACCATCTTTACGCATCAGACTGCTACTTCTGCCGGCAAGATCATTAGAACCCTCGGTATATGCTTCCGATGAAGCAAGCTGAAAGGCTTTCTCTTTAATGGCCAGCCTAATTTCAATGTCATCGTTAATTGCTTTGTTTTTATTAAAGAAATCATCAAGCGTCTCTGCATATGAAAGAGTGGTGGTTATTAGCAGAATTGAGAATAGCAAGGAATGTTTAATCATCATCACGGCTCCAGGGGATCGGTTCGGCTCCCCCCAGATACTACTACCCAACAAGCTCATGCGTCTATCTGTCCTGTACTGTAATAATCCACACTGATCAAATGTCAGGATTTCAAGTATTTCCGATTCACTTTATGGTGATGCTTTGAACCCACAAGGAGTCAACATGGAAAGTCTGGACGCACGGAAAGTGCTATTGCAATTCTTGACAGAACTGCCAGATACAATAAGGACGGAAGAGTTGCTCTTGGTTCTCGCTTATTGCGGGCAGAACCCCAACTTAAATGACTCTGACAGCTTCCCTGAATCCATCGAAAAATACCTTCTCCAGGGCGGCCTGTCAGGAATTGGTGCCGTACTATGCGCCAGAGCATCCATTGACTACACACTTGGCGATGTAAACCTCAAAATGATTCGAGCGGAAGAGGACCTTAAGGCATTGGTGGCGAAACATCCTGACTTCCCAGAAGCTGGCCTTCTCGGCATTCCTCTGAGAAAACGGCATTATGCCGCCGCTCTGGAGAAGTGGAATGCGCTGCGGGCAAATGAGTTATCTGACGAAAGTATTCGATATTTTGGACAAATGTTTTTATCCCCACGATGGGGTAGAGGCTGAAGTAGATACCCCAATCTGAATTACTCATAACCTGGCTCATAATGCTGAATCCTCTTTATGTTGATGTTAGCCACCAAGCGGCGCCGTGTTGCTTCCGCCAGTCTCAACGCCACCATGCGTGTGCCTATCGACCACTGAGCCATCAGCCAGTTGAAGCGTTCCGTCAGCAAGGATTTTCAGGCCGTTTATGTTAACCACTCCAGGGCTCTGTATGTTTATTCCGCCTCCTGTAAACTCAGCGAACTCCGTGGGTTCATCGTTCAAACTAGCGATAGCAGTGATGTAAACAGCATCCGAGTATGAATGGCGCCGCTGAGTTGGTGGAGGGCCTCCGCCTTTAGTTTTTTTCACATTTGTGATGTCTTTATCACAGGCAATCACCAAGCCAATATCACCTACTCTGGGCGTCATTTTTACCGAACTATTTCCAGCCTGGTACTGAATGAATGGAACATTGTAAACATCCTGGTTTTCAATTGATCCGCCAGAAGCGTTTGTTCCAGTAACCAGAGGAAAAACGGTAAGGGTCTTCCCATTCACTTTTTTGACTAAAACGATATCGGCAAATACGCAGCCCTTTATGGCTCCGGCTATAAGCGAAAGAACAGCGTTCCCCTGGCACGACATGTCACTAGGCTTTTGCTTGGTAAGCATTTCATACTCCAAATACAAATCCCGGATAAGCTACAACGAACGTTTCCCACAGACCACCGGGGACCCTGCATGACAAGTAATGAGTGGTTCCATACTGGACTATCCAATCCCCGCTTGCATGAGGGAGAGAGGTTTCCAGTTTTATTTTTCGAGCCAGCTTTATTGACGGTGAATAAATGCAGCGAAAGTTTATACCAATATCATAAAAAATAGGGTAGCCAATTAATCCATTCTCAGGAGATATAAATGGAACTACAGAGTCAATAGGGCTTTTCCCTGTGTAGATTGTAACCGTCCCAAAGTCTATATCTGCGATGATATTATGGTCGGCCGCAATTTTCTGAATTTGCTCAATAGCATTTCCCTCATAATAGGGGTTGCTATGCACCGATTTAACATCAACGTTTACGAACTTCAAATCCACCTTAGAGGCCAGTGCTTTTATCATATCGGAGACAGAAGCTTCACCTTCAATTGAAGTTGGCTCGCATACGACAAGCTTTTCCTTTCCAATAGCTGAGGCCGTTATTTCAATCGGAGCGTCAGGCATCTGATTCAGATTTACCCTGGCAGATATTATCGTGCCCATAAACACGCAAACATCTCCAGTAAAAACCCGTATGGCGTTTTGCTGCTCACCGAAGAATTTTTCGGAGTTGGTGGTCAATTTAGCCATGTTATCAAGGGATAAGCCCCACAGGCTAAGCTCCATCATCGTCCCTGTAGCTCCCCCATAAGCCGAAACAGAAAGCTCGCACTTGAACCCTTCGGCTATGAGCGTGTTACCTTTTTTACCGTCAAAGGTCCCATTGGCCAGAGTAAACTCAACCGTTATCTCTCTTTCCTTGTAACTCATCGGCCCACCTCATCGCTCGATGCATAATAAAGCTTAAAGCGCGTCCCTATTTCGTCATAAACCGGATCGGAATCTCCTTTTGTGTCTACAAAAATGAGATCTCCCTTAAATCCAAGGTACTTATATCTGACAAGATATATACAGTTTAGGCAGAGAACACCCTGCATAATTGCAGTGTCATCAACATACAGGTCTATGTAGAATCCAGTTGAGCGCTGATGAAGCTTGATCGCGCAGTTTTGGCCGCCAAGCGTGACATACACCTTTTGAGAAAGTGACGGTGATAGGCTAATTTCCTGCATGTCACATCACCTTATTTTTAAGAAAATCAGCCACCGTGCTTTTGATCTGTTTTGCGACCGCTGTTGATGAGTTATCCCATACTTGAGATACCGATTTGGCCGCCGAATTGACACCTGAAACTATGGCACTCCCGGTAAGATCAAGGGCGCTTGATAGCGATGTATTCCCGCTTGTCCATGCATTTTTTGCGTCAGTAAGCGTTACTTCTTTAGTTGAAGCAGTGATTACCTCTGTTTTTGCAGCGCCCTTATTGTTTGTTTTGTCGTTATCTGTCGGAGCCTTACCGGAAACCCCGTTAGCGATAATTACTTCACCGCTATCCATTATCTCTTCGAAGGTGCAGTTCGCCATCAACAACGTCTGCCCGCGATACGAGCCCACAAAGTAATCGAAGTGGGTAAGATCGTAGCTGTAATACACCGTGTCCGGCGTCTCGATGTTGTAGGTGCTGGCCGTGTTTTTCATCTCATCCAGCTTCTGAATGAAATTACTTCGGCTAAGAAGAGATAAGTTTGTCAGGTTTGGAAGCGCACCTGTATATGCAGTCCATCCCTCAAGTGCCAGGATCACCCTTAACTCCGATGGCTGCCGGACCTTGTTGTACGAAGTATACTGCCCATTTTCAACCGGCCCCTTCGTCACGTTAGCATCACCGTAGCGATCGACGCTAACCCAGCCGGAAGGAGAGAAAACCTCTTGCCCGGCTGCAGCCGTCAAAAGCGACTCGTCAACGGTGTTATAGGTGATCCGGTAAGTTGGCGACAGGGCGCTGTTAAGGACGGATAACAGGCTTCCTCCCTGAATGGCGGATAGCACTGTTGAGACATTCAGAGAAAACGACATGAGTTATTGTCCTGAGTAGCCAGCCATTAGCATGACGCGGTTGTCGCCGTGCTTTTTGATGTCGCTGGTAAGCTGTTCCACGTTCTGGGCCTGGGTGGTGATTTTGGTGCCATAAAAGTTATAAACACCGCCAGCCTGACCCGGCATCGCGCGGTCTACGGCCATACCGGCGCCGGGACGCATTCCGGCCATGACTTTGGGGACGTAATTACGAGTTTCCGACGGCAGGTTGTCCATGCCTTTCTTCTGGACGTTTCCGAGCCCCCAGTTGTAGGAAGCAAGGGTTTTCTCCAGATCTCCGCCCGTAGCCTCCAGCAGATAGCGCAGGTATCTTGCAGCGGCATCAGCTGACTTGTGAGGGTCGAAAACATCACGACCTTTGAGCCCCATATCCTTTGCCGTGCCTGGCATGAACTGGAACAAGCCTTTGGCTCCAGCTTTCGACTCCGCAAACGGGTCACCACCTGATTCAGTAGCAGCTACCGAAGACAGCAGTCCGGCCGGAAGTCCATATTTACCTTCCAGCGCCCCGAATTCGCCAGCCATTGCCTGAAGAAATGCCTTCCCTTTGGCGCCAAGGCGAGCGGCCTGCGCGTTAAGCGGGACATTTGGCTGGTAGCCGCCAACAATATTTGGCTGCATGGATGCTGCCCCAGCCGGAGAAATTAATGCATTCACAGCCTGTGAAAGAAGATTTTTAGTTGATTCCCAGAATGAACGCTCATCCTGATCTTTCTTTCTTTGCTCCGGTGATACAGCTTGTATATTTTGCTGATTGTTATACCAACCACCTGCAGACCAGCGCTGTTTTATTGACTCCCAAAGAGAATCAGTATGGTCTGCTTTGGTTGCGGCATTGGATATGTTCTGATAAGCCCCTACACCCACAGCACTGGCAGCGACAAACCACGCAGGTGGTGTGAGGGCGAACAATCCAGTAAAAGCCTTTGTGATTCCCATCACCCATGTCGCAACCTTTAAGCCGATGAGTAGCTTGATCGCGTTTTCCCAACCACCAACAGATCTCGCAGCGTTATCTGCCACCTTAGCCCCGCTCTCAATGGCACCAAAGAAGGACTCGACTTTTTGTCTCATCTCATCTGGATGAGATTTCATCCAGTTTGATAACTGAAGAAGAACGCCATTAAACTCACGCACATACGGAATAAGGAACGTGTAAAACTGGTTTTTAGTGGTTTCGAGGTTCTGGTTGAGCGCCACCCATGCTTCTGTAAACTCTTTCGCCCCCTTAACAGAGGCGTCAGTTATTCCAGAGCTTTTTGTTAAGCGGTCAACATCCGGAAGAAATCTACCCTCCTGATTTCGCTGAATGGTGGCATCATCGAAGCCACCCATAGCACCAATCTGGCGCCGAATGTTTGGGTCTTTAACTTTCCTGAGTGACTCCAGATAAGACCTTGCAAGTGACTTGGCATCCTTTGAATAGACGTCAAAAGTATCACCAGTTAACGCCGTAAGCATTCGCATTCCGCTAAAGATCGGGCTGCTGGTATCCCCAAATAGAGAACCTTGCTTTGCAGCCTGGAACCCCTGCAAGGCAGCCGTAATCCTCTCAAAAGAGCTTCCGGCTGATTCTGCAGCCTTCCCGAAGCCATCAAGTTCTCTGGCTGTCATGCCAAGAGCCTTTGACTGAATGGAAAGGTCCATCAGGCTAGACGTGGTATTTTTAACAAGGCTCATCAGGCCGCCGGCAGTGACAGTAACGCCAGTCAGTGCCAGAAGTTCCGTCTTTATGCTGCTGAAGAACGAAGCGGCTTTCTTGCCCTGCTCCGCCATTTCCTTGGCGGTATTTTTGGCGTCTTCGCGCTGCTTTTTCAGGTCGTCACTGACTTCCTGCTGGCCTTTTCGGAACTGAGAAGTATCAAGGCCCAGCGTAACCAGGAGGGCGTCAATTACCGTTGCTGCCATGATCACTCTCCGCTATGGCTCTGTTGGTGTTATCCACGGTCATTATTTCTATCAGCCACCACATATCCTGAACGCTGTATACCGTGTCCAGTTCGTGGAGTGTCGCCATTTTCCCGGAGATCACCGCGGCGATGGTGCGCGGTACATTCGCATACTGTATAAAGCCGCGATCTGAATCTTCAGGAACGGATAGGGGAATTTCTAACTTGCGGTGGCTGCTACAAAAGCGATATGGAGTTTGAAGGCTTCGATTTTCAGGCGCGACCAGGTGCTGATTTCTTCGATCTGACCTTCGTCAACAAGCGCTGTTTCGATACCGTTACCGCCGAGGAATTTCACGCAGCCAAGCAACTCATCAAGCAGAGGCTTTGACTGTGCGAACGGAACTTTAGCCAGTGATGTGATACCCCACTGAGCGAGTCCGGCCATACCGCTGGCCATCACGCTTTCATACAGCTCGCGAGCTTCTGCGTTATCCTCGGCTGGGGCCGGCGCCACCGCAGCCCCGATGGCCATCATCATATTGTCGGGAACGGTAACGCCGGCGCCAATTACGGCACACGCCAGGCGGATCGCCCACTCTTCGGCCTTTCTCGCCGGCATTTCGGTGATTTTGAACTGCTTACCCTTGTCACGGTTATCTGCTTCAACCGTGAATACGATGCTTTTACGAGCCATTTTTGTTTCCTGAATGAGTTATCTGGCAATAAAAAAGCCCACCGCGGTGGGCTCATTTCTTCTTCTCTTCACGTTTGCGTCGTCGTTCTTCCCGCAACTCCTCTCGGCGCAAGTCGTCAAATACCTTCATGATCGCTTTCATCATCATGAAATTGATGAAGTGGTGATTAACGCAGCCGTGAACGCGTAACTGCTCGGTGAACTCTTCAGCAGAACGCAGTGCCTCCATCATGTTTTTCTCGCCCTTCATGAACTCCGAGAAGTCGCGCCCCGCTCTGGAGGCGCATTCAACGATTCGGTTATTCATGGTCACGCCGCCGCATACAGCAACTTCATTTGCCCCTTAACGGGGAACGCAGCCATGCAGCGGGCTTCGAAGTCCTTCTGGTCAATGCTGCAACTGGCAATGTTGGTAACGGCGATCAGTTGCTGCTCGACCTTCTCCAGGGCATCAGGCTTAAGATGTTGGTGAATCTTCTCCTTGCTGTCCCCGGCGGCTTGTTTGGCTGCCTGATAGACATAATCGGGAAGTGCGACACCGTACACCCATCGAGCGGTGATCTGACCGAACAGCGCCGGGCAACCACCGACATGACCAAAGTAAGGAAGGCCGGACATTTTCGACAGCGCCTGGTAGAACGGGTCTTTAAAGCGCTTCTCCCAGGACGTTGGTTGCTGGCATACCATCAGGCCGACAATCTGATCTTCGGTGAGCTGGAAGTTTTTACTCAGTAGCAGATTTTTAATATGACGATCACAGGCGCGGGCAAATTTCACTGACAACCAGCGGGCGAATTCCACCGCCAACTCCGGATGAAGCCAGGTCCCGCCGTTTCGCCCTTTCTCCACTCTGACTAAAAGGGGAGAAAAATCCTCTTTTACGCCGGAGCCAGCAATTCCAAGCTCCTCAGCCAATTCGGCGATATAAATTTTTGTCGCCTCAGTCTTTAGCCAGTCCTTTGGTAGCTTGCCGTGATGCTTTGCGGCAACCGTGGCATTGAACCAGCAGTCAGCCGTAAAAGGAAATGAACGGTCATCGTAATTCATGGGGATGATATTAGACATCTCGGTAATTACCTTTTAGTGATGAACCTTGTCACACAGGAATCCGGCCCACAGAAAGGCACCGATAGCCAAACCGGTATCCTCAAGGGTCATCCTGAAAGGTTCTGTGTTGTGATGTGCGCGTGTGAAGCGCGTGGTATTGCGGGAATAAAAAAGCCCGGACTTGGCCGGGCTGATTTTTTTACGCTGAGTAGTCTGCCGGGGTGACGGTTTCCCACTGGATAAGCCCAGTTACCGGCTGAAGCACACGGCCGGCAGACGGCATACGGCGCGCGCGCTGCAGGATGCCGTTGGTCATGATGTACTTTTTACCCAGCGATGGCAGGATCACCGTACCATTGACACGCAGCACAGACCGCGTGGTCATCTGCGTGGTTTGCCAGTTGTCGATGTACTTAATTGAAGGGGATGATGCTGCCAGGTGGAAAGTCCATGGCAGATCACCATAAACAAAACCGCCCAGCAGTTTCCCGTCAGCAGTACGCTGGTACTCTGCCATGTCGGTATCACCCATTTCGAAGATGTTTTGCGCTTCGAACTGCTCCAGGTTAAACCCTGACGGGTAGAGCTCAGCGATTACCAGCTCAATGATGGCGTCTGCCGACGTAATATTTTGACCGGCCATTACTGCACCTCCGTGCTGTTAACGGTGATACCCTGGATGATCCCGCCGTCGGTGTACCAGAAGTAAACCGTTGGCTTGGTACGCGCGGCGCGCATTGCCGGGGTGAACGGGCCGATGTAGACGTAATACCCTTCAGCCATAAGCGAATCCGTAACATCTACGCCAGCGATGGCGTTAATCTGGTCGATTTGCGACTGGTCAAGATCGGTGCCCGCCGTCATGCCACCCCACGCCCTGAATTGCTCAATGGTCGGCTTCATGCACGACTCAATGCGAGCTTTTCCGGCTGCTGCGTAGGGCAGATTGCTCGCCTGCTGGAACAACGTAACAAGAGCCGCCTGAAGCTGAGCGTTAACCCATACCTGACCCGCCCAGGCGTCAAGCCAGGCGTAATCACCGGTAATAGAGCCTGGTGCCCACTGGTTGGTTTCGACGGCATTCGAGGCATAGTTGCCGTAGAAGTTATAGCCGTTGGCCTTGGCCGCCTCGTAATCAGTATCGTTACTGATCATCGGCAGCAGGCCGGACACCTGACGACCATTCAGAGAACAGCGCCCATTGGCCTGCGTGAAGTTCAGCGCAGCCACAAACCCCATAGCGTTTGCTGCGTGGTTCGGATAACCATACACCGGGCAGGTGTCGTTATAGGCGTAGGTGTTGATGATGTCGTACACCAGTGCATTCGAGCTGCCCGCCACGATTGCCGTTCCTGATGCGTCCCATGGGACATAGGCAAAGCGGTGGTTCTGACTGTTTGTCCAGAGCGCAAACGCATTAGCCTGGTCTTTGGTGACAGCGAACGTCGTGGAGAATGTTACCCAGTCCTGCTCTTTGGCCAGAATGGCAGTAAAGATATCGTCAACCACTGCCGGCGCCGCACCCTGAGAGATCACCGCGCCGGTCGCTTCGGTCAGTTTAAGGCCTGTGGCCAGCGTACCTTCACCGGCAAAGGTAATGGTGCTATCCACTCCTGTGGTGGCAGAGGTGATGATGAATTTCTTCAGCACGCTATCCCAGGTCACTACAACCGAGGAACCAATACCGGTTTCAATCAGCTCTGCCGCGTTATCAAAACTGGTGGCGCCGCTGAGGTTGATAGCCGCAGAAGTCTCCTCCGTACCGTCAACGGTCAGAGTCAGCGTACCCGAAAGCAACTTGAGCTGTGCCAGCGTGGTCGCGGCGTGCGATCCGGAACGAAGGAATGCCGCCACTGCTGCGGTATTGAATCGGCTAAAATACAGTTTGCCAGGCATCTGTGTTTTACCGGTGAATGCGGCGAAATACAGCACCGCGGCGGTGTACTCAATCGACGCGCTGCCGAAGTACGCCTTTACCTCATCCGCACTGGAAAATGAGGGTACTGCACCAACCGGCGCGTATGCGCTGTCGGTCAGGAACAGGCCATTGAGATCAATAGCCGTCCCTGTCGCCTTCAGTACGCCGGGAAGCATCTGGGCGATTTTTGATAGCGAAATTGCCATTTATTATTTCTCCGGAGGAAATCTCACGTCGACCGGCTGCGATATCACATCTGCGCCTGTCATAAACTGCTGAGGAACGCTGACGACAATCAGCGGGTTTGCGTGGAATTCAAGCGTCCAGCGGGATTCCCACTGTTTCTCGCCGTTGATCATCGAGGTTTGCCGCGGGGGGCCGGAATAAAGCGGTACCAGGACATTTGCGTTTTCCCTGAACCAGGTGCATGCGAATTCGGAGCGGGCGATGCGCGAGAAGATGGTGGCATTGTTTTGCGCCTGATCTCCGTAGAAATCGAGCTGACATTGCCATTCATCAACGCGGCGAAGTTCTGCCCGCCCGTAATCGCTAACGCCGCCATACTCGTAATTGACAGCACTGGTTGAGAGGTCCGTCAGAAAAAGCGGCGTCATAGTAATGAAACCGCCTTTCGGCATGGGGGTCTGATTTTGCTGAGCCTGCGTGATCTCTGCGCCCGGAAAGAGGACAGAAAGAAAATCGCCAGTCGCCTTAAACAGATCGCTTTCAGTGACCTGCAGGCCTACGTCAATTGTTGACATGCGATAACCCTCGTCCAGTCCGGCCAGATTTCAGGCACATCCACAACCAGCCATGTTTCATTGCCGATAACGAACTTATCGCCGCCCTGCTGCCGATCTCTGTTAATCCCGCACCAGTTGCCATCCGTCCAGATGCTGACCAGCACACCCTGGATGTTCATGTTATCCATGTGCCTGATATCAGCCTGACTCAGCGCCTGCTTTTGCACCATCATCGTTACCGGCGGCGCGAAGCCCGGAGAGGTCGAGTAATCCGGGTTTTTGATTGGTCCGATCGAGCGGTAAATCTGCGCCTCGACGCGAGGATTAACCGCGCTAATGGCGCTTCGCACTATGGAATGAAGATTCACTCTTTCACCTCGTAGTCGACCGAGTTCAGCATGTGCCCTGACCAGATTAACGGGTCGTCAAACCCCTTTTGGTCGACCGTGCTTTTTGCGTTCGGCGGCTCAGAAAAGGCGATGATTGACGACTGAATCTGCCCCTTGATCCGCTCACCCATCAATGCCAGGCTTTTGCGGGCGTCAAAATCGTTTGCCTTCATGAGTTTCCCGAGCTCTCCGCCCCACTCCGGACCATGTTCAGAAATGGTCTTCCTGAAGTACGGTCGGGATGGGATCGTAACGATATGCTCGGGTATCATTACTGACTGCGCGAAATTGGCCTTTGATGGCTTAGCGAAGCGAGAAACGCCGTCACGGCGAACGTAAAAATTCAAATCCCGGGTATGCGCCGGGATTTTTACAGTGCCGCCAAATTCGTTAGTAGCCGCCACAAGTGCTACCGGCGTCCCGTCGGGGTATTTGGACCCTTCAAGGAAACCAACCTTCAAATCATCGCCAGAGGACAGCCCCTTTGCGATCGACTGCAGGTGCTCCATCAGCTTATCTCCGCCTGACATTCCATCCATAGCTACCTCCGGATGAAAGAGCGGCGGTTATAATGGCCAGGGTACATTGAAGGGGATGAGCCAGGGACATAAAACCCGGTCCTGTAAGGCTTTGTAGCCTCCCAGTAAGCTGACCCGTAAGTAGTCTGCTTATACCACCAGGAGCTTTCGCTTGAGGGCCCTGCGTCAGCTGATACTGACACTGACCCCTCAGATGCGCTTGCCACACGGCCAACCAGACCGGAAGCCTTTTCGCCGTTTACGCCTGAATTCAGCGCCGCAATGTGAGCAACCAGCATGTTCAGGAAAAGAGCCCGGATAGAGATATCTTTTACCGGGCTGCTGTCCGTGTTATTCAGGTAAATCGTTGCCTCCGTGAAGTACGCGTTAAGCAGCGTTTCACTTACGGCATCGAACTCCGGATAACGCTCACGAAATGCGGCAACATCAAAGACAACGATCGCCATTATTTTTTGTCCGCCTTCTCAATGCCCGGGGCCGGGTTGTTCTGATCCAGACCTTCCAGACCAGTTTTCTCCGAAGCGTTTTCATTCGCTTTCGCCTGGGCGCTGCTGGTTTTCGCCTGGGCAAACACCAGCTCTTTGCGAACGTATGGCTGATCAGCATGTACTGCCATCCATGCTTCAAACGCTTCCTTGTCCACGTTTTCGGTCAGGCCGTAGCCGCCGAAAACGAGAGAGGAGTTGGAGCCGTTAAGCTCCACTTTGTACCCGCCCTGCTCCAGGATCAGGCCGTTCGGCAGTTTGCATCCTACAGTTACTGTTTCGGCCATGTTACACCCCGATCATGCTGGCAATGCCCAGCGGTTGACGAATGATTGCACCCCAGGTGCCACCGGATTTTTTCTGCCGCCAGGAAGACTCTTCCACCACGACAGCGTGAGCGCGCATCTTCTCGGTGAATGCTGCGTAAGCGGTGTCTTGCTCACCCAGACGCTCAACAATCAGCTGCACAAGCTCGCCTGCGTCGGTGCTGTATTCAACAGCGGTTTCGATACGCATGTTCGGGAAGTTTTTCTTCAGCTGATCGGTGACGTTGACGTTGTACTGGTTCGTCTTGGTCAGGTTGACTTCCATTTCCGGCGACATGCCGAGCACCATGCGATCGGTGCGCTCTACGAGGCCTTTGGTCTGAGAGACCAGCTGCTTATAGAGGCGACCGGAAATGTCGTCATATACAGCTTGCCCGTCTTTCGTTGCCCAGGTAACGCTCCCGCCGGAACCAGTCGCCGCCGGCGTCACCGGAGCGCTCAGAGACGGATCGTTGAGCAGACCGTAGTTTTCCAGACCGGCGATGCCGTAGAAGTAGGACTTGTTCTGGAACTTGTTCAGCACAAGCGCAGAGGCCACGTTGAGCTCAGCGGCATAGCCGATACGCCCGGCTCCGTACATGTCCAACTCGCGCTCACCCCAGCGGGTGTGAGTCTGATAATGGAACGACTGGCGCGGTACCCAGTTGACGTTGGCAGACGTCATGCCGTTGTTGTTGAAGTCGCCGTAAGCGCTGGTTTCACCAGTCGACTCGACGATCGGGAACTGCGAGGTCAGCGTCGTCCAGTCGCCTTTTTTCACTTCACCGATAATCTCTGCGGCCTTCATCGGCGTTACGAGAACGCGGATAAGTTCCGGATCGACGTAGTTAGTGAAGTAGGCCGGGATACCGGCGTTATTCGCAGTAACCATTTGCGGTTGGGCATCCATCGCCAGTGCGAAATTCTCCGCAAACTCCGGCTTCAGGTAGTCCTTTGCGCCGGGCAGCACAATGCCATATTTCCCGCTGGCTGCGGCGTAGTGTCGCTGAAATTCGTTCATTACTTGCTCCAGGTGCTGATTTTGACCAGCTCGCCAGCGTCACAATCGCTTGCGGCATAGAATGCGGTCTCGATAAAACCGGCCACGGTTGCGCCGGCTGCGGCGACTTGCACCTCACCGGTGGTCAGGGATGCAAAAACCTTCTGCCCGCGGGTGGCAGCGGTTGACGTTTTGGCCCAGAAGTCACCGGCAACCATCAGGGTGATTTCGCGGCCGGGCTGGATAAGCATGGATGCCTGGCCGAGCCAGATGGTGATCGACGCCTGCCCATCACGATGGACAAAGCCAGACGGAACACCGCTACCGGCATTGGAAGCCACACCGTCAACATCCCAGGCAAAGCGGCCGACAGTCAGGCCGTCCTCGCCAGCAACCAGAGCGCCCTCGCCGGCCTGATAGGTCGCGTGAGGGTTGGTGCCAGCAAAGGCCCCTTCGACGCCGGGGGCCGGATACTGGTTAATTCGTGTCTGAAAACCTGCCATGTTAACCTCGTTTCAGTTTGCCAGCGGTCGGGAATGCTTTTTCGAACTCACTGACGGAAGCGGAATCCTGCGCAATGACAGGGCGTGAATTTTCTTTCTGGCTGATCGCCATTTTGACCATCGCCGGATAAGCGGACGGGTGAACGCCGGAGATATCAACGCCGCTCTGTTCAAGCGCGGTGCGATAGACATCTTCAGCTGAGTCCATGGCAACGACGTCGCCGATCAGCGGGCGGACAACCTGCTCGGCTTCACGGATTTTCCGGAAGTTTTCCGCAGCCTTTTTAGTTGCGCTGTCGGCTGCCAGACGAATCGCAGAGTCCATCGCCGTTTTGGAGACTTTGTCGTCTTCTTCATCGTCTTCATCTTCGGCGGTTTTCTTCTTGTCCTTGTCTTCCTCGTCGTCCTCATCATCCGCCGTTTTTTTCTTGTCCTTCTCGTCGTCGTCTTCGTCGTCGGCGGGTTTGTTTTCTTTTTCGTCTTCCTTTTCGGCTTCATCAAGAGCCAGAAGAGCTTTGCGGACTTCTGCCTCCAGATCTGCATCCTGAGCCAGAAGTGGCTTAAGGGTGGCGCGGATCGCCGCTACCTTATGTTTACGCATGTGATTAAGCTCCGGTGGTAATGAATCTGCGACCAGTACATCTGGCCCTGCGCGGCCGTCAGGGACCAGCGCTTCGTGGTTTCCGAAAATGTCACGCATAACGCCGTCATAAGGCTCGCCGTCAGGGGTGACACCCGGGGTCATGTCTGCGACGTACTTGTACGATGCAGATAGCTCTCGCTGCTCTCCGCTCTCAATTCCAGCAATCGCGCTGTTATCCCAGATCGACATACCAACCGTGAGATACGTGCCGTCAAACTCCGCATTGGAGTGCGTCACGCCAACACGAAATTCATTGGGCGGGTCGGTGGGAAAATCGGGGGTGTGCTTGCTGAGCACGGGGATGTTATTGAAGGTTTTGGCTGCTTTCCGTAGCTCGTCCGGGTGGCGCCAAAGCCGGTAAAGTTTGTCAGGTTCGAGCCCAAGCTCTTCGCTTCTTGGTATCTCTCGTCCGTAGTAGGCGTTGACGTTTGCCTTACTGATATTCGTTCGTGAAATCTGAAGGCGGCCATTTGCGTCGATGGTGCGCACAGAGGCGCGGTCAAATGCCAGGCTTTCCGTAATCCCGTCCATTGCGGGTCTCTTTTCCTCGCTTATGTATCTGACCTTTATTGTCACCGGCTGCCCCGGTGATTTTGGGGGATGCACTCCAATCACTTCCATTTTTGCATTGCGTGGAAGTAATGTTTCATCTTCATGCTTGTTGCTGGAAAGACCAGTAACATCTAGCCCCTTGTCACCTTTATTTGTTTCTATTTGGAGCATTACACCGCCGATGCTGAACATACCGGCGATCTTTTTTTCTTTAGATGTGGAAAGAAAAGCAGGGTCTGAAACAACCATTCCTTTTTTAATATCTCCGCCTGGGAACAGTTTTTTTGCGTCCTCCCTGCTCATTCCTCGGTAAAGCGTTCCACCTTCTAAACTTCCCTTGCCAATGGCGGAGTCAATGCGTGCCACATCAGGGTCTTCATCTTTACCTTTACGAAGATCTGAGTTTATTTTTAAGAAATTGTCACCTGAGTAACTGGAAATGGCTGACTTTTCATTGGCTGATAGTTTTTCCCCGGCTGATTTCTTTTCATTTTTATTACTATTAATCTTCCCTTCAGCGCCAGCAACAACATCTCCATTTTCATCAATTTTGACGTGGGAACCATTTATGGTTATCCACTTATCCTCATCCTCGGCTAACGAGTAGGATTCGAGTTCGTCCATAGACTTCCCCGCTTATGGCAATAAAAAAGGCCGCCTTAGCGACCTTGATTGATTTTGATTATTTACGATAGGCCTGGTATTACTGGTGACCAGGTGCAACGGCAATTGATTTCCTCTCCAGGCATCACCCATTTACCATCCAGATACATTCCCTTGCTTAGCTCAAACACCTTTCCATCAGCTTTAACGTGGGATGGTCTCGGCTCTTTGCCAGCATGGGAGTGCTTCCAGACGCCTTGAGTGATGCCAAGTGACTGCTGCCTTGCTGCCTGCATTACTGAGGTTGCTTTGTTGTTCTGATCGCGTGCGATCAATGCCGCGCGGCGCCGGGTAATCCCGTATCGCTTCTGTAGTTCATCGGTGAGATAGGACAGGTCGCGACCACGCGCTACCGACCGCATAACTAGCCCTTCCACCTCGGTGAAATACTTCTCGGGGATGGATCGGATAAGGCCGACGTTATCGGCGATGGTCGCCTGAAGAGCGTTATTCATCTGCGAGGTCATTTTGAACTCGACAGTAAACCCCGCATCTTTGAAGGCTGTGGCCAGTGAAGTATCCGCGTTTTTCATGGCATCGTTAGCGAACCTGTCGGCAAGCTTTTGCGCCATGTCATCAAACCGCCGCGTCCAGCGCTTAGCCAGTTTCTGCATGGCATTCCGCATCATCACTGCAGGCGATGCATCCATGGCGAAAGCCGCGCCGCTGGCCCGATAGTTTGCCGACAGCCAGTAGACAACAGACGCCTGCATTTCCTGCACCTGCTTATCAAGCTGTCGGCGGTACCATGCTTCAACGCCAGCGTTAGGATGAACCGCCCTTATCGTCAGGGTCTGCTTCTTCCTCTTCGTCGTAGTCGTCTTCGATTTCGAGGTCATCATTCAGGTCCAGAGAGTGATAGGGCGAGTCCGGGTCACCGGCAATTTTTTCACGGACTTCGTTGCCAGAGAGCACGCTGGCGGCCACATAGACAGCGTCCGTGTCAGCGTCTACTTTGCGAATTTCCGCCCGCTCTTTAGCGCTCATTTCGTACAGCGGCTCAAAGTCGAAGGTTATGCCATCGTCAATGTCGCCGAACTCAGAGAGCTGAATGATGTCCATCACGCGCTTCAGGTTGTCTTTAAAAACAGACTGCTGCAGGGCGTGAATGTAGTCGTAGAAAACGCGGATTTCGCCGTCAGACGTTGCGTTAAGGCCATTTGGAGTAATTCCCAGCAGCTTGACGAGCGGGATGCTCGAAACCGCAGACATTTGCTCCTGCGACTGTGCCTGCAGGGCATCCAGACCGTTAAGCGGGGCGTTAACGAACTCAACCGTTTCTGGCTGGGTAGGGTTGTTGTCTTTAGCGAATGCGCCACGGTTATCGCGGCATCGGTTGAAGACATCAAGCCTTGCCAGAAGACTATCTGCCCCACCGCCCTGCAGAATCGTGCTCATATTTGTTCCGATTACCGGAACTGAGAACGAGTGAATCATGTCGCTGACGCTGTCGCGGGTGCGAAGCCAGTTATTCACGTAAGGCTCGGCAATCTGCGAGAGAGACAGTCCGCGGAAGTTATACGATGCTTTCAGCAGATCCGGCACCTGCCGCGAGACGAAATCAATCATCCGGCTTGCATGTACGGTCCGGCCCATGACAAACCACTGCGTCGGCTTGTAGAAATCCGGGCTCAGCGGGTTGTCGGAGTTATAAATTCCCGGGTAGGTCCAGATGGGCTCAATGACCCTGAGCCCCTGCAGACTTCCTTTCGTGATTTTCTTGTCGCTCATGAAGAGCTTCGATTGCAGCTCGTTGTCGTCCATCCATGCGGAGACTCCCCGCGGTGAACGAACGTCGATGTAAATCTGGCCTCCGCCGAAGTAACCGTCATGCTCTGCGGCTTCTTTAAAGCGCTCGCGCACCTTAAACCGCTTCATGGCCTCTTCGAGCTGTTTTACCCGATCCGCCTTGTCTTCATCGCCGACAGTTTTGAGCTTTATCCATTTACGGGTCATTTCCTCCGCGATGGTGCCAACCATCTTGCGATATTCAGGCTTTTGCGCCAGCGTGGCCAGGTACGGATACCCAGGAAAGCTATCAAAGTCGCCGTAGCCGTAACCGCCATATGCAGCATTGAGAGCATCGTAAGGCGTGGAGTCCATTGCCAGAATGGCGCTTTTGATAGCCTCGGGGATCACCCCTTTCGGCGGTTCGTAGCGCTGAAACTCTCTTTTCGGTAATGCGCGGACTTCGGCCACGGCCTCGGGCCTGATCCCGACCTTAGGCGCTTCAGGTTCTTTTGCCGGCTCAGGCGCGGCGACTTCTTTCTTTTTAAACCACCACACTTAAATTCTCCTGAGTTGATTCGGGTCGATAACCATCGGCTGCGGGCCGGAAATCAGGTTGTCGTCGATTGCGTCCATCCAGGTATCGAGGATGTCGTCGTTGTCGTGACTGTCATCAGCGGAGAAAGCAGCGCATTCCGTCATCGCCGTCAGCACCCACTCCGTTGAGCCTGCGATCGTGCCGTCCTCGTAGAAGATGCTGGAAAGCTTCTGTCCGTCGTCGGTGTGCGTCGCGGGGACGAACACTTTTCCGGTTTTGATTTGGGGGATGACGTTAAGGCAGCGAACGAGCTTGTTCTGCCCGGTGCCGCGCGGGATTTCCCTCACCGGGATGGCGAGTTGCCCGGGGGTCTGGCTACGTTTTTTCAGAGTGGTGATGAGGCCCTGTCCGGCTTGCTTCTCTTCAATGGCCATATGACGCAGCGGCATCACCCGCATGGAGCCAGACATTCGCCACTTTTCCCAAACCTCTTCCGCTTTCTTCAGGAGGTCTTCAGGGTCCCACCGACCGCGAACGACGTCGATGATGTAAAGATTCCCGTCCACGCCCATACCAACCAGCGTAAACACGGTGTAATCCAGCCAGTCCTCTACCTTTCCACTGTTCGTATCGACGTACACGGCGCGGTGCGTAAGCTTCGGCAGCGTGGTGTACGTTCTGAACCAACTGGTGTCGATGATCCCGCCAGTCAGCGCCATCGGGTTTTGCTGGTATTGCGACAGGAAGGTATAGCGATCCTTTTCCCACAGTTGCAGGAGGTCGTTGACGTCTTCCATCTGCGGCCAGTATGACCAGTAGCGAACGCCACCAACGACCACAGAATCGGTATCTTTGACCGTTTCCCAGCAAAGCGAACGCCATGGCTCATCGAGCGACTGGATGTACTTCTCGTCGATCATGGCCGGTATGGCGACATGGTGAAACGGAACGCCCATTCCGCCGGCAAGCATGAAGCCCGTTGCGTCGTCGGTGTGCAGGCGCTGCTGGATGCTTACAAATGGCGTCGGGTGTTCTTTCGACTTATCGCCGCGGCGTGAGCGAATGGTGTTTACCAGAAGCGTATTCGCACTTTTGCGCCGGGACTCGCTGAGCATGTCCACCGGTTTGTTGTAGTCGTCCAGCATCACCATGCCGGAGAACTCAGGGCCGTAGTAGCCACCACGACCACCGGTGATCTGCCCGTTGCTTGAGCGCGATACCGTCTGCCCTATTGAACGCCCTCGCTCGTCCTTTATCTCCCACTCTTCCGCCTGGTTGACACCGAACGAGCAGGGCCAGAACTCCTGATATTCGCGGCTGGCGATAATGTCGCGGGTGCGCCGGCTGTTACGCTTTACCAGCGTGTCAGCAAAAGAGATATTCAGGTTGCGAAAGCGTTTAAGCCGCTTCTCCTGCACTAGTGCGTTGACATACGCCGGGAAGTGAATAGAGAAGAACTCTGTTTTTGTACCACCGGGAGGGATGTTGATAATCAGGTTTCGCGGGACAAGGCGCCCGGCAAGCAGATCATCAATTTTCGAAGCCATCAGGCGGTGATGCCAGTTAACCAGCAGCCGATCACCCTGAATCAGCTCGAACCATATCCGGGTGAAGTTCAGGAATGACTTCGTGGACTTTGAACGGATGATCACGCGCTCCGGGAATGACAGGTCATCCCATTCGATAATTCCGCTCATATCAGTCCAGCCCTTCTAGCCTTCCCTCCAGCTTCTGCTGGGCCTTCGCATAGTCTTCAGCGGTGTACGTCACCTGATTCAGTGGGCCGCCGTCTTTACCAGTCAGCTCAGTTTTCTTCGGAGCGTCCCAACCCTGCATTTCGGCAAGCTGCTTAATTGCCGCTTTGGGATCGTGCATCTTCAGCTTGATGCCGTCCTTTCCCGTAGTTAGCTCAGAGATTGCACTCATTGCGTCAGGGTCCTGAAGAGCGGAATCTTTGAAGCTCCACACGGCCTGGAACACAGGATTGCCATCGTCATCTTCGCCAACGACGCTGTTGCTGAACTCGGCTATATCGGCGATGGATGTTCGACCCATCTTAGAAAGGCGCTTTAACGCCTCCTCTCGGGTCATGATTGCCTCGTCGACAATCTCGCCCTGCACTGATTTGAGAAAGGCTTGCACACCAAGATTTGTAAAGATCTGACTCGCCGAGTTGCGAATGGCTTCTGGCGTCTTAGCCTTCCCCTTCGCAGCCTTATAGGCGTCCGTCTGGTTCTTCCCTTTGATGATTGCAAGTGCGAACCTTTTTTGCAGCGGAGTCAGAGCATCGAAAAGCTGCTGCTGATCAGCTGTAAGCTTTTTCGACGCCATACAGAATATTCCTCTGGGTTGCTCGAATACTTACCGGGGAATTTTTTGATCGGTAAGTTGTGAAACTTATATAAAACTCTGTCAATGGCGCTTTTAACGCACCATTTGCAGAACTTTATAATCACGCCTTCTTCTCAATTACAGGGCCAACCCGGATACACTTCTTAGTGAGCCAGCCCCAGCGCAAAAGCACTGAAAGGATGAGCAGCGGCTTCATGTATGGGCGAAACGTAATTTCCGCCATTAGGATTCCAGTAGTGCGCATATGACTCACCTCGTTGTGACATTATCGAGCCACCTCTTGAAGTGGCTCTGCAATGCCTATCATGCGTTCACTTCTTAACGCTGTCCGGCATTACCGCACCAACAACGCCAGCCAGCGCTACACCGCCAGCGATCACGGTTTCCTGAATGCCCGGAGGCAGCTGATAACCAAATACGCCAGCAACAACAAGAATGATGCCGCGCCAGGTTGACGGCTCTTTCAGTCGATTAATGAGATAGTTCATAGTTCCACTCTTTCCTTTACCCAACCATATAGAAAATCTTCATTTGCCGCCCGAGCTTCAGCAAGCTCAAGATAGCGGGCGCCCTGGCTACAATTCAGCCCCTTCAGCAGCGTGGTTTCGCCATCTTTGCCACGAACAGCGAGATAACTTTTCAGGGCAGCGATAGTGATGTTGCCGATCGCGCCATCCGGCTTCAGGTCCGGATATAGCTTGCCCTGCATATTCAGAGCTGATAACCAGCGCTGCAGGAATGTACTGGCGACACGCGGCCCCATGTTCACGCCGGTATCACACAACTCCTGTGCAATGGCTGGCGACAGCTCGGCGATGCGGTCGAACTTCGGTTCAGTCCAGTATTGCGACAGGTAAATGGCTTTGGCGGTTTCCCGTGGTAACACCTTCATATCACCTGCGTAACCATATGCGCGGGCGGTAGTCTGCGTGATGCCCCAACGCGTAGGGCCGCCTTTATCATTCGGGTTATTTACGTAACCCCCTTCTTTACCGAGGATGCCCTCGATAATCTGATCTGCTGTCATGGCGCCTTAACCCCGGTAATGCGCTCCCAGAAATAGGTCAAAGCAACAGAACCCATTGCCCCGCTAATTCCGGAAGTGGCCAGTATCATGTAAATACTCAGTCCGCTTTCAATGCTCACCAGGCCAGCAATAACACCGGTAAACCCTGAAACCACCATTTGGGCAAGAGCATTGATCAAGCTCCATGTTGCCTTGCTCTGCTTCACATCTATCAGGTAGCGGACAAGTCCACCCCAGCAAGCAATGATCAGCAGAACCAGCCAGGACATCCCGGCAATGCTCTCTTTGTCTTGCATACGTTTAGCCATAGTTACCGCCTCCGATGAAAGATCGGGAAGCTGTGTGTTTTAAAAGGGGTCAGGCCCGTCAGGCTGGATTTAACAACGAAGCATGTCGATGATGATTCCTGCGGGACCTGATAATAAAAAAGCCATGCAAATGCATGGCCTTGTGATTTGAATCCGTTATTTACAAAATGTATTCGAGACAGTATCTTTCGACTTCCGGACAAAAAAACATATACCGGGACAAAATCTAAATGTAACTGCCTTGCCTGCATGAAACCATGCGGGCTTTTTTTTGCCCAAAGAAAAAGCCCACCGAAGTGGGCCTTACAGCTATCATCATTTTTTATTAGGTGTGGTGCCGGGTGCCTCCCGGTAAGTCGCCGCCAGCCCACAGACGACTCGCAATGCGCAAAAAAACATATCAGACTGGCAATGCCCCTCCGCATAGGGGGATTCACCACACCAAAAATTTAACATCTGATGAAACTCGTTTCAATGCTCTACGACGATGTGACAGGGGTACTGATGCAATGCATCTCGCGAATACCCCTGTCGTGTCGCCGGAAAGCAAAAAGCCCAAGGCGTTAACCTCGGGCTTGAATTCTTTGTGTGTCGACAATCGAAGCTATGGCGACGATATCAGATTTACATGAAATATATGCCTTTCAGTTCGGTTTTGCAAGACTTACATCTAAATTTGTCGCCTTTTGTTGTGAACGTGATCGCGTTACCGATATGAGAGCGTCGCTATCAAGCTTCACAAAACTGCTGCGCAGCGCCAGCCAATGATGGAGGTAGGTTTCTGTCCATGTGGACTTTGCTACACCAACCAGCTCCGCCAGCGCCTGATATTCATACGCCTCCCGCCCTGCCAGCTCGGCTTTGACATCCTGCGCGGCCAGCCAGATAAGTTGACGAAGGCGATCGACAGTCTTCTTCGCAATGCGCACGCCGGCCAGTTGCTGGCTGAACTGCTCCCACGCCCACCGGGTGATCGTCTCCTGGTGCTCCCAGCGGATATTGTCGCTGTAGTTCCAGAGCAGCCACGCTTTCTGATGCTCTTCCAGCGACAGCAGAGCCCGGCGCCAGCTGGCCGTCGAATACTCAACAGGCAAAACGAGAGCGATTGATGAACCCTTAGCGCGGGACTGGCTGCCGCTCATCGGCGGGCCATCCGGGTTAACCATGCGTTGTTTGACCTCGCTATAAACTTTCTTCCTACCCCGGCTGCGTGCCGTAGCGGTGAATTGCGCGTTCTCTGCAAAGGCTACCAGTTGCCCTTTCGTCGCACCGCTCAGATCGGCGGTGGCCACTATCAGCTGCTGGCGAACAAATTCAAGGTATTGAGCTGTCATGCTGTCTCTCCCAGGGTCTGATAGATACGAACGAAATTTCTCAGTATGCGGTAGTCAACCAGTACGGTGCCGCTGCTGCGTAAAAGACGGAGCTTTATCCAGCGGTCGCGGATGCGTTCGATAATTTCACGGCTCATTCGTCAACCCTCTCGTTCTGCCAGAGAGGAAGTGGAGACTTATCCCCGGCACGGCGAATTCGGGACTTGGCGTTCTTCTCAATCTGAATGAGCTTCTCGATATTCTGACGGCGCTGCTTTTCTTCCCGGCGGAGATATTTCACGCTCTCCATGTAGCGAGACTCCTGGTCGCAGAGCGTCATAAGGAAGTCAAAAGGCTCGATCAACGTTTCGCACTTCCGGCAGCGTAAAGTCCGGTCTTTTTCGTTCACCCAAACAGTGGAGTGCAGGCACATAACCTTCTGCCCTTCGCGCTGAATAACCAGCCCGTCCTGTAGGTCGTTATTCTTCGTCGGGAACGCGACAACCTTGCCCAGTTCTATTTCGGTTTCTGTGCTCATGCTGCCTCCTGCTGTTTCAGCGCACGAAGGTCTGCCCGGGCCTTGGCGCGGATGCCATCAAGCTCTTCTCGGGTGTATCGGTGGGTTTCGTTGTTGGATTCCAGCGCCAGCACGCGCTCTTCGCCGATTAGTTCGACCAGGGCGGCGCGGTATGCCTCAATGTTCCCGGATTTGTGAACGTTGCAGGCGGAGCACTGGAGCCAGATATTGTCCGGGTTAAAGCGAAGCTGTGGAGCGGCGGCCGTGGTGCGGTAATGCCCGGCATGCCAGGCGAAGGCGGTCTTGGTACCGCAGGAAATGCAACCATGCCCGGCGGCCAGCAGCATTTCGCGCCGCCAGTCGTTGAAGGCGCGCTGAGTCACCTGCACCCAGTGACGGATCGGCTTCAGCTCATTACGGCGCTCTGCGCGGCGCTGGCGCCCTGCTTTCTCGGCCTCTTTCTGCTCCTTAATGCGCTTAGCCGCGGCTTTCACCTTCTCCTTTTCGCGTTCTTCCATAGCGAGGATTGCACCGTGCTCCGGGCAGCACCAGCGGATCCGGATGTCGTGGAATTTCGGCACGAAGTATTCACCGCATACTTTACACTTACGGCGGGATGGTTTACGCATGTGGCCTCCTTGCTCTCAGGCAGAGCCACTTTTTATCGACCAGACGGGATGTGTAATCCTTCAGGGTTGGAATGTCGGAAGGCTTTACTTCGGCTTTGCGCTTACGGCGGCGCGCAGGAACACGAAAGATGCTGCGCTCGATGACCTTAGCGAGTTGGCTGCTCATGAGAAGCCCTCCAGTCGTGGGCCCACGCAATGCGGCTATTAGACTTCTCGCTGAATTTCACATTGCGCTCGGTACCGAACCAGTAGATCGCCTCGATAACCTCGACCATGTAGCGCTTGCTGGATTGAGAGGTACGAACTCCGAAGTAGACGCGGCCGCCGTTGATGCCCGGGGCGGATTTCTGCTCACGCTCAGGGTTTTGCATCTGGCTGACAAGTACGGTGATGAGGTCTTTCCACTCTGCCGGCTCCAGCTTTTCGCCGTACCAGGAAACCTGATCGCTCAGGTCCTTCAAAAGTGGCCACATAAGACGATTTTGTTTGTCAGTGCGACTTTCCTCGCGTGCCTCGATGATGACTGGCGAACGGCGATCGACAGGAAGGGATTCAATGAAGCTGACGACGTTACGCTTTACGTTGTCGTTGATGAGGCAGAATTGTTGCTTCACGCTTCACCTCCGGAGAGGTCAAACGCTGAATGCAGAAAATCGCCGGTGGCTTTCGCCATCGGTGACAGGGTTTGCTTTAAGGTTTTGTGCGCCATGTGTCCCCACTTGGCGCCGGGGTAAAGTCGTCAGTTGCCCAGACTGACCAGGTAATTATCGCCCTTCCCGGGGATAAAAGCAAAATGAGCATATACGAGAAAACCCCTCAGGAGAGGGGTTTGATTTCAACTGGAGGCTTTGAGTTCTGCGGGGGATTTAGGCATGCTCCCGCTCCTTCTGGTGCTGGTCTTCGCTGCTGAAATCGTCGCCGTCGATGGGCATTAGGTTTTGTCCCAACCCAGTGCATGAGCCCCCAGCCTTTACTGCATGAATCGTCCCTGTTAACTCTGAGAGTGCAGTAAGCATCCACTCATACCCACGCAAAGACTCGTTAAATCCCATAAGCTTAATGAGTCGTACTGTCTTTCCCACATTCTCAGGAAATTGGGATTTGATGATTATCGCCAACCCTCCTGCGCGTAACTCAGCCATGGTTCACCTCCTGCGGGGCGGCTGCGAGCATGGCAGCGCGGCAGGCGTCATAAGTCGCCTTGCTGGCCTGATATACGTGTTCGCTTTCACGAATGTTGCAGCGCACATCATAATCCAGACTTTCCAGTACTGTTTCGAAGTCAGGCACTACCGGCTGCTGCGCGTGGCGATAGAGAGGCGCTATGTTTCGCTCTAGGTCGGTGATGACGCTCCATATTGGGACTGACTCGACGCCTTGTTTCGCCATATCACGATAACTGTCGGCATACGCCAGCACAGGGTTGCGGACCGGCTCGCTGTCTATTACGGCCTTGCGGCGTAGCTGGGAAACTTCGTCAAACAGAGCGCTCGCGATATTCTCCTGCCGCTTCACTTCGGTCTGCGCCTTCTCCAGCGCCTCTACCAGCTCAGCACCAGCCGCTTTCCATGCTTCCCACATTCCATCAAGTTCGGATTCGTCATCGTCAACCTTATAGCCTTCGCCTTCGCGCCAGCACTCCCAGCCAAAGCGTGGAGGATTGCCGTTATGCTGGGTGCGTTCCCACCACGCTTCGAATTTCTCTCTCTGCGCCAGTTCGGTGATATCAGTTGTCATGCGGTACGCTCCTGTTTACTTGCTGAGAATGTCGGCTCCATTTCCATCACAACTTCAAATAGGCCAACACTTTTACCATCGACGAACAGCTCGATATTCAATGGCCAGTGGTCCTCCCATCCGTCATGATTTTCCCAGTAGTCTTCAGCCGCATCCTGCACCATCTGCTCGTATTCCCAGTCGTCTGTCGATTCATCTACCTCTCGCGGGTCCAAATAATCGGCAGATTTAATCCCGGCTCCATTAATGGCATATTGAATGATGCTCATTTGTCGGCCCCTTCACGAAAATTACCCAGTGCGTTTTGTCTGCTTTCCCGGCGCGTTGCCAGATGGCCGGCTTCTCGTCAGTGAGCGCCAGAATCTGGCTAACTGGTATCTGGGTTTCGTTCCATTTGAAGATAAGTACGCCGTGTGGCCACAGCACTCTGAACGCTTCTTTGAAACCCGCGCGCAGGTCATCGCGCCATGTGTCTTTGTTCAGGCGACCGTATTTCTTACCCATCCAGGCGTTTTCGCCCACTCGTTCAAGATGCGGCGGGTCAAACACGACAATGGGGAAATAGGCGTCAGCGAACGGCAGCGCGCGGAAATCGGCGATAATGTCAGGATTGATAACCAGGCTGCGACCGTCGCACAGAGTGTGCTGCTCGGACCGAATGTCGGCGAACACTGCGCGCGGGTCCTGTTTGTCGAACCAGAACATACGGGAGCCGCAGCACATGTCGAGAATTGTTTGCTCGGTCATTTGGCCCCCTCGCGCAGCTGCTTGGCGAGCGCTTGAAGCTCGCTTTTTACTGATGAGGATTCGATATTGTTTGCACTAAAAAACTCTTTGATTGCCATCTCCACACCATCAGCCTTAATCCCGGCTACGATGCGATCGGTGGCGGGGGTTTCAGGTGCGTGCTTAATCTTGTCTTCTGGGTCGGCCCATGCGTTCCAGTGGTCTACTGCGGGAGCGTGATTAGCAACGCAATCTTTCAGCGCCACATTCTCCGCAGCCAGCTGAGAATTTTGGTCTGCCAGCATATTCCCGGTTTTTATGGCGGCATCCAGTGAAGCGCTGCAAATGCGAAACTCTTTCGCCAGCTTCAGGAACTTCTGCTCTCTGATCGACAGCTCGCCCGCGCTCTCCAGGGAGGTGATGAGCTCGTTTACTGCCTGTAGTGTGATAGTCATGCTGATGTTCTCCCGTAAACAGCCAGTACCCGCTTCATCGCCGGGCTTTGCCGACACTCGTTGAAAATCTGGTTTGTGCTCTTCCTGCCTGAAATTTCTTCTTCCGTGGCCAGCCGGTAGTAAACCGTCCGCCACACCCGAGCTTCAGCTACCAGCACCCCCTGCTTTGCCAGGATATTTGCAGCCTGGTTGATGCAGGTATGCGTCATTCCTGAAGCCGCGGCGACATCTGGAGAACTGCAGGTTTTATGCGTTTTCAGGTAGTTCAGAATTGCGTCTTTTCCAGTCATGACCGGTTCTCCCGATAGCTGTCCCAGGTAAACGAAATCGTGCAGCCGCCGCCGTCGTTCATGCGGTCGATGACGCGCTCACCGATAAACTGCGTCAGCTCATCCTTCGGGAGGTTGCTGATCAGGATCGTCGGCTTCAGGCGCTCGTAGCGGGTGTTGATGATTTCAAACATGATCATCTTCTCGGCTTCGCTGCCAAACTGCACACCAACCTCATCGACAATGAGAAGGTCTGGCTTCGTGAAGTAGCGGATCACCTCATCCTCAGTGCGCGTGGCTGTTTTTGACCAGGTCGATTTAAACTCCCGGGCAATCTTGAGCGCCGTCGTGAAAATGACTGAGCTTTGGTGGTGCTCAATCACATGCCGGGCAATGGCCAGCGCAAGGTGGTTTTTACCGGTACCAGGCTTGCCACACATAACCAACCCACCGCCCTGCTGGAGGCGATCAGTCCATTTCGATGCGTAGGCCTGGCAGACCCGTAGTGCTCGCTCAGAATCCTTCCCAACAGGCTTGTAGCTGTCCAGAGTGCACGTGGAGAATCGCTCTGGTATGTCCAGCTGGCGAAGCAGCCTTTCTGCAGTTTGCTGGCGAACTCGCTTATCCCAGCGAACCTTTTCATCCTTCAGAAAATTCAGTTCGTCTTCCAGGCAGCCCGGGCAGCGTGTCGGCGGTGATGGCAGATTGATGATGCTGCTGGTCAGGATCCGCTTGCGCTGCTCATACTCGCCATGCTTTTCGCAACAGACGCGCTCGATAACCACCTCGCAATTCGGGATGTCTTCCGGTGGCTTACTCAGCTGATCAAGCATCCGCTCAATGGCAGTGATTTTTTCTTCCAGTTCCATGATCAGTCCCTCGCCCATGATGGGATTTCAGTCTGCCCGTAATCCTTCCCTGAGAAATTTTCGGCAACTCGCACCTGTTGACTTGGTTGAGGCTTGGCACCATTTGGCTCAAACAGGCCTTGCCAGCCATTGGCGATGCTGCGGTTGATAATTTCTTCGGGCGAGTAACCGTTCAGTCTGCAGCGGTCCAGCAGGTTGATAGCCTGGGTGACCGTCTGCTGAGACTTGATCGGCTTTTTCAGGTCGCGACGATATGCCACCCATGACGACCAGATTTCTGCAGAAAGCCAGTCAGGCAACTGAACAGCTAACGCATCGAACAAAACCGCCCGGGGGGATTTAGGGGGGTTATTAATATTGTCTTTATTGTCTTTTGTATGTTTGTCTTTTGTGTTTCCACCCTGGCGGGAAACGTTATTCCCATACGGTGTAAAACTATTCTTCCCTGACGGTTGAAATGTTTTCATTACGGTTGAAATGTTTTCAACCGCATGCAAAACGTCGGTATCAAACATCTCTCCGCGTATCATCTTCGCCTTGAGATTTGCATGAATTACTGGCTCTATTGCTCCAGCATGAAGGCAGAATGGAGACACGTAAAAAACCTTAGGATTCTTGCCATCAAAATAGTGACGAACCTCTTTTAATCTCTCTTCAGCCTTTCTTGTGGTGAAACCTATCTTTACAGGACCTGATTCACTTTCAGCAAAGACATAAATATACCCAGCCTTATTTTTTGTAGCTCCGTATTCACGCCTGCGCTCTGGCTTACTTGTCTCCCACTCTGAAATCATCTTGTTTATGCCTACATGACGTCCGGACTGAGTCAACACAGACATGCGAATCAGTTCGTTTTTCGCTGTAGAACAACGAGTGGCAGCAAGACCAGTCATATCAGATAGCTGATCGTTACTGACCCAGTCAGATTTCTTATTGAAGCCGTATGTTTTGCGCATGATTGCCATGAGCACTAAAAGCTGATGCTGCGACAAACCTGCACGCATGACAGCCTCAAGGAGCTCATTAGCGATGCGCGTAAACCCATCGTCGAGATCTGCCACGCGCAGCTCCTGTAGTGCCACGACAGGCACAGGGAAATTGATTACCTCGGCAGTATTTGCCATAATTACTCCTGTGAATTGATCCAGTTAATTCGCGTAGAAAGCCGTTAGTGTTGCTGCACTGCGGCTTTCGCCTTTTCTGCCCTTCATTAGTCCCATCCCAACGGTCCTGGTCGGCACCGCTCTGCACGTAATCCGATATCTGCCAGCGTTTCTACTGACTGCAGGTAGTGGCGGGAAACTACCACCGCCTCCGGCGGAACAACCTGCAGACCCAGCGCTGATATTTCCTTCGCCATTTCGGCGTAATACCCCTCGCTCTTGCGGCGACTGATTGTCGACTCGCTAACCCCTCGCATTTCCGCAAAAACCTTTTGGCCAATGGATAAAAGTCGGTTTAACAAAATGCCTTCAATCTCAATTGGGTTGAGGATTGGCGGCTCTAACTTTCGGGCTATTGCATTCTCCATCTGTGATACTTCCTCTGGTGGCGTTTGGAATGGCTGAATTACTCAGTCAGAACCCGCTGACTGCTCAATTCAGCTTTGTTTAATCAGGATTTCTGTTATGTGGGAAAGGCTTGATCTCTTCAGCCTTAATTTTTCCATCAGGCAGGGTGTTAACGAAAATCTTCCGCCCTACCCGGATAGCTTTACTAATTGCGGTCTGGTGAACGCCGATGGCATCAGCAGCTCTTGCCTGTCCAACTTCGTCAACGTATTCAGCTAAAGAAATTTTCATGTGGTTAGCTCCTATCAACTCATGAGCAAACAATACCACAAGTATTAAACATTGCAATACCGCAAGTATTTTTAAAATAAGAGCATTGGTATTACTATTTGAAAATGGAAAAGAAAAAGACACTGACATCGGCTCAGATCGCTGACGCAGAAAGGCTGAAAGCCCTCTATGAAGCCAAGAAAAAAGAGCTTGGGATAACACAGCAATCAATAGCTGACATGCTAGACATATCTCAGGGTGGCGTTGGGCATTACTTGAATGGCAGGAATGCCCTTAATGCTGCCGTGGCTGCTGTTTTTGCCAGAGCCCTCCAGGTGGATGTCTCTGATTTTAGCCCCAGCCTTGCGAAAGAAATATCTGCAATGAGTGCTGCCGCTACATCGAATGCCAAGTATGTAGGCCAGTACACCCCAGGCATTAAATACCCTGTATTAAGCAAGATTCAGGCTGGGCATTGGTCGGAAGCGTGCGAGCCGTATGCACTTAAAGATATCGATCTATGGCTCGAATCAGACGCTCACATCCAGGGGGATGCGTTCTGGTTGTTGGTCGAGGGGGAATCCATGACTGCCCCGGTCGGGCTCAGCATACCAGAGGGTACATATGTTCTTTTTGATACCGGAAGGGAGCCGGTCAACGGAAGTCTCGTTATTGCAAAACTCTCGGAATCAAACGAGGCGACATTCAAAAAACTGATCATTGATGGTGACCAAAAGTACCTTAAGGGCTTAAACCCACAGTGGCCATTGGTGCCCATTAACGGTAACTGTCGAATCATTGGGGTGGCAGTGGAAACTAAGCTTCGCTTGGTTTGAATGCTGGCATGCCGCAGACATACAGGAAGCATGGGTAGCATTGAACTGATGAGATGCCTAGGTGAATTGGTTATTTTGTTGGGTTGGTAATCATCATGGTGATTGTTAACGAAGTTTTTGTAAAAAATGACTGCCAGCAATTTTTGAGGTCGATTTTTTTCTTACACACAGTAAACTTAGGGTAAAATTATGGTATCGGAACTGGCGGAAGTTGCGAATGATATGGTTGATACAAATAAGAAATATTTGATTTGGAACAACAAAGGTGGTGTTGGGAAAACGTTTCTGACCTACAATCTTGCTGTTGAGTATGCAATCGCTCACCCTGATGAAGATGTCGTCGTTATAGACGCCTGTCCTCAATCAAATGTTTCCGAAATTATTTTGGGCGGAAATGGTGTTGGAGAAGAGAACCTAAACCAGCTTCGTGACAGGAATACCACGATTGCCGGGTATATTAAGGAGCGCTTTAGCAACTCCCCGCTTTCTCGTATGGGTAATGAGTCTTCATATTTTGTAAAGGCTGACTCGGTAAACCCCAAAATGCCAAAAAATCTTTATCTCTTGCCTGGTGATGTTGACTTAGATATTTGCTCCAGGCTTATCGCACATATAGGCTCCTCTCCTGTTAAAGAAGCATGGAAAAAAAGCCGTTCACTTTTGATAGACCTTATTGCGTCATTTGAGGCAGATAAAACCATTTCAGAAAGACCTAAAACATTTTTTATTGATTGCAACCCTAGCTTTGCAAGCTATACAGAACTTGGCGTTGTTGCATCAAATAGAGTAATTATCCCCTGTACAGCTGATGCTGCCTCAATTCGAGGTATCAAAAACTTAGTTAAATTGATTTATGGGGTTTCTATTGATAGCACTGAACAAGACGAAATGTTCCTTGATTTTAATAAGGAAGCCAAGCAAAGCAAAATAGAATTTCCCAAGCTACATCTTTTCGTGCAAAACCGCTCGCGCACCAACGAAAGTGACGCAGCAAAAGCATTCAAGTCACACGCTGAAGAAATTAAAAGAATCACATCGGAATTATTAAAAACTCATCCTCATTTATTTACGGATGAAAGTGTAGATGAACGAGTAAAGCACGTAAAAGATGGGAATACACTTGCTGCAATCATTAATCATGAAGGCTGCCCATTAAGTGGTCTTCAGCACAAAAGTTACACTATTTATGGCATGGCAACACAAGCAAACAAGGCTCAAATTGATGCTTTAGAAGCCGATGTAAACGGTGTTGTCTCCTGCATTTAGTTTGCGAACTTGATATTGCAACCAGCAATGAGTCTCTCTATGCAATCCCCCCCGGCCACCGCGCCGGGCTTTTACTGCCCTACTCTTCCCTCAGCATCAGCACATCCAATGCCAGCTCTACAGCCAGATCTACCTGGTCACCCTGCCACAACACCTGAATCATCTCTATCAGCGCCTCTCTTGATGGCTCGCGCTTCTCAACCAGCAGTTGCATAACCGATATCCCGATAACCTGCGCAATCTGCGGGTGCATCTCTGCGAAAAACTCATCCTCATTCGACATATCAACACCCCTTTCTGATGTTTTTTTGAGCATAACAGCACTCTTTACAAAAATAAATTAACTTTAAAATCATACCTTTAGTATTTTTATTAAATATTATAATACTGGCGGTATTGATATAAAATAATACCCGGAGTATTATCAATTCATCCAAACAACACCGGCGACGCCGGGGTGAAGTCAAAACGTCCCGTTAGCCGCGATAAGGCAAAGGTGAAGAGATGATCCGCGAAGAAGACAAGCCTGCATGGCGTAATTTTTGGTTAAAGGTCGTTCCGTTTTTGGTTGCAGTCCTCGTAGTTAGCATTCAGTGCTGGGGTGGAAAATGAGCAAACAAGGCATTCGTTCACTGATTTACTGCCTGCTGGTCTGCGGCGTTATCTGGGCGGCGGCGATTATCAAAATTCTGCACGTTACGGGGGTGTTCAATGGCTAACTCAATTCCTAACAGCGGACGCGCCGTGATGATGCGCAATCGCCGCACCGGCGCCGCCTGGCTTGTCAGCTTCGACTATCGCGATGGCAGCTACTGGCATGAGCCACAGGGCAATCTGCGCCACATTCGCAGGTCGTACGCATCACGCAGCATTGAGCCAAACCTGGTTCCAGCCGGGACGCATTAACCCGCGCATATCAGCGCACGAATTTAACTGAGCTATCAGGCGGCTTTCATCGCGCCGGGGATTCTTACAACCAAATTTCAGGATCGAGCTATGAACGCATACCGCGCATATGACGTGATCGAAGAGCGTAAGTGGGTCGAGCAAACGCTCACCGAAGAGAAGCAAAAGTGGATTGACGACCGGGCGCAGGAAATTATCAGCGCGCTGCCGGATGAGCCGATTCAACTGTTTTATTTAAGTTTTCAGACTGGCCCTCACCCGTACGAAGGGCTTCGCAGTGATAAAGCCGGTGAAACGTATAACGATTTCATTTCGGCAGTAGCTTACGCCCAGGCGGAATACGACTGGGATCACCGCACCGGCTGCCCGTTTTAAGGAGGGATTATGAGCTTCGATTTGATTAAGTTCGTTAAGGAGCAGGAGCCGCTGTTTGTCGGCGCCCTTACCGACCAGTCTCTGACGTGGGCAAAGGAATGCCAGTTTGCGATTCAGTTATTCCAGCGCAATGACAAGCTGGCCCAAACGGCAGTCAGCAACCCGGTTAGTGCTCAGAACGCAATCATCAACGTTGCTGCGGTCGGTATCAGCTTAAACCCTGCCAGCAAGCTGGCTTACCTCGTACCGCGTGACGGAATGGTATGCCTTGATATCAGCTATATGGGCCTTTTGCATATAGCCCAATCAGCCGGGGTCATTAAGTGGGGCCAGTGCAAACTGGTTCATGCATGTGACGCTTACGAAACTATTGGCCTCGATAAAGCGCCGGCCCACAAATACAACCCATTTGCCACTCCTGAAGACCGCGGCGCCGTTATCGGCGGCTACTGCACGGTTAAAACATCAGACGGAGATTATCTGACTGAAGAGATGAGTCTCGCCGAGATTGAAGAGATCAGAAAGGTGAGCAAAGCCGGCACATCCCCGAAAGGTCCATGGGTCAACTTCTGGTCTGAGATGGCAAGAAAGACGATCGTGAAGCGCGCCTATAAATACTGGCCGCGCGCGGACCGTCTTGATAACGCCGTGGACATGCTCAACGAGAGCGAAGGCATCTTTACCGAGCCGACCATGCCTTACACATCTGAAAGTGAAGTTATCCAGTCGAAAGAAAACGCTGAGCAAGAGCTGAACAATACAGTCCGTTCGCTTTGCGAAGACATGAAGCAGGCAGCAAACATGCATGTCCTGAAAACCCATTTCCAGGCGGCCTACAAAATGACAGCAGGAATGCGGCTGCAGCAAGAGGTCCAGGCTGTTTATGCAAAGTGTAAAGCCAAATTCGAAGAGGTTACCCAATGACAGCTCTTTATCAGATCGCTAACGATTTCGCCAAGCTGACCGACTCAGGAATGGAGCCTGAACAGATAGCCGACACCCTTGATGGGATTGAGTGGGAGCTGGAAGCAAAGGTTGAGCAGATTCTTGCGATCTGCAAAAACGAATCTGCCTATGCCGAAGCCCTGAAAGAAGAGAGTAAGCGCCTTATCGAGCGCGCAAAAGCGGCTGAAAACCGTGTGGCAAGCATGAAGGATTATGTTGCCTTATCACTTGAAACTGCCGGTAAAAAGTCTCTGAAAGCTGGCATCCATCAGGTAACGGTTCGTGCTCCATCTAAGTCTGTCGAAATAACTGACGCCAATGCATTGCCGCCTGAATTCGTCGAATACGAGACGAATATCAAACCAGACAAGCTGGCTATCAAACATCAAATCGAAGCTGGCGTGGATGTACCTGGGGCGCAAATAAAACTCGGCAAGCCGTCACTGATTATCAAATAGGCCGAAACATTCGTGGAGCAGTGGAAATGAAAACTCACCACGACGGAATCACCGTTGGCAGTATCACTCTGCCCTATTCCATCAATCGCCGGGGATGGATCGCCCCGAGCGGCGACGTTATCAAAAACCCATTAAAGGCTCAGCGCCTGGCCGAGCTGATGAACAGTAAGAAGGTGGTGGCATGAGCGGAAAATACTCTCTGATTTATGCGGACCCGCCATGGGCTTATGGGAACACAATCAGCAACGGCGCCGCTGCCGAACACTACTCGACGATGCGACTCATCGACCTGAAGCGTCTGCCTGTGTGGGAGCTGGCTGCCGAAAACGCGGTGCTGGCGATGTGGTACACCGGCACCCACAACCAGGAGGCGATCGAGCTGGCCGAAGCCTGGGGATTTACGGTGCGCACTATGAAGGGCTTCACCTGGGTGAAGCTGAACCAGCTGGCCGAGCTGCGCATAACCAAGGCTCTGGCAGAGGGAGAGGTCTCAGATTTTTACGACTTCCTCGACCTGCTGAACGCCGAGACGCGCATGAACGGCGGCAATCATACCCGCGCCAATACCGAAGACGTACTGATCGCCACCCGCGGCGCCGGGCTGGAGCGCAAGCACGCCGGCATTAAGCAGGTGGTCTTCAGCCCACTCGGAGCGCACAGCGAGAAACCGTGGGAAGTTCGTCACCGCCTGGAGCTGCTCTACGGAGACGTGCCGCGGATTGAGTTATTCAGCCGCAGCGCAGCGCCAGGCTGGAGTCACTGGGGGAACCAATGCGCCTCTTCCGTTGAGCTGATACCCGGCTGCGCCATCGACGTTGTGAAGACGGAGGCTGCATGACGCCAGAAGAAAAAGAAAACGCTCTCCGCGCCCAGGCTCGTCGCTGCGCAGAAGAGCTAACCAAAGCGATGAGCGTAAAGCCTAAACCGAAGTGGAACGCTGTATGCCCCCCCATCCTTCGCAAGCACTACGAGAAGGTCCGGCCGATGGGTGTCAGCCTGGTGAAATTTGTCAGTGTTATTGGCCGCATGAATGGGCGGTATGGAGTGGAATCATGAAGCTGAAAATGTATACCCCATCCGGGTCTGTGATCGTCGAAACCAACGATGTCGCGCAGTTTTACCCGGATGCTGAAAGCGGCGGAGAGCTGACCACAATCGAACTGGTTTCGCCAACCGGCGACCATGGGAAGGTGGCAGTAAAACATAGCTTCCACCAGGTGACTAGCGCTCTTGCCACTGCCTGGAAAATGGATGAAGACAAGGCAGGTGCAGCATGAAAGAACGCGGAATGATTTTTAACGGGGAAATGGTGCGCGCGCTGCTGGACGGTCGGAAGACGCAGACCCGGCGGCCTATCAAATGGAAACAGACTCGGTTCACTGAAATTGGTGAGCGCGAAGACGGCAGCAAATGGCCGTGGAGCGAAGATGCAGAGCATGCTTGCGACTTCTGGCACCCATGCCCGTTCGGCGCCGTCGGTGACCGCATCTGGGTGCGTGAAACTTGGGGCGTTGCCAGTCACGCCTTTAGTGACGATGGCTTGATGATTGACTGGGTTCCTGATCGCCCCGCGACTGCCATTCACGAAATGCCGTTTGGCAATGGCTATTACTCTGGCCACGCCATTTATGCAGCTGATGGTGATTTTACCTGGGGTGATGACGATGGTTATGAAGATGGCCGTTCGTGCTGGAAGCCATCCATTCATATGCCGAAAGCAGCAAGCCGCATTCTGCTGGAAATCACCGACGTGCGGGTTGAGCGGCTGAACGCTATTAGCCAAGAAGATGCTCAAGCTGAAGGCATGGAGCTTACTGGGTGGCGGCCAACATACTCTGACCCGGATAGCGGCGGCGAGGTTATGACGCCATACGACAACTTTGCTGAGTTGTGGTCATCCATCTACGGCGACGAAAGCTGGAAGGCCAACGGTTGGGTTTGGGTCATTTCATTTAAGCGCGTTGAAGGCGGTGCAGCATGAACAGAGCCTCTCCCGTTGATTTAAGGAAATGCCTTGAAGCCGCACATGGACTCGCTCATATCGGTATCCGTTTTGTGCCGATCCCCGCAGCGACAGAGGAAGAGTTCCAGGCCCTGTCTGCTGAGCTTTCACGAAGGCTTGAGCAGATGGCGGTTGAAGCGGAAAAAAGCGAAGGCGGTACAGCATGAGCGCAGAAATCATCGATCAGGCCAACGAGCTGGCAGAGCGCCGGCTGGAAATAACCATCCAGAACATGCGCATCAACCACAACGCAGTTTCGGCTACTCACCGCCGCGACTGCGGTGAAGAGATCCCCGAGCGGCGCCGGGAACTGGTGGCGGGCTGTCAGCGCTGCGCTGACTGTCAGGAAGAGTTTGAAGAACGTGGTAAGCACCGGAGGTGATGCATGCAAACAATTATCCAGATTGAGCCAAACGAATGGGTTTCAGAGGACTTGCTGATGGCGGTCACAGGGATGAAACGTGGAACCATTACACGGGCCCGCAAATCATCCTGGCTGCTTGGGCGTGAGTATAAGCACGTTTCCCCTGAAGGTGACCCAAAGCCAACCAGCGAATGCATGTACAACCGCAAAGCGGTAGACGCATGGATTCAGGCGCAAAAGCCATTGGGTGATCGGGCGGTATGAAACAGGTAAACTTGCAACGCTCCTGGACGTCGGGAGGGATAAATGAGTAAAGAATCATACCCAACGGGCGTTGAGAACCACGGAAAGTCACTCCGCATATGGTTCATTTTTAAAGGTAAGCGTGTCAGGGAAAACCTCGGTGTCCCTGACACCGCTAAAAACAGGAAGGTGGCCGGGGAGCTGAGAACGTCAGTTTGTTTCGCTATCCGCATGGGGACCTTTGACTATGCGGCCCAATTCCCCAACTCGCCAAATCTGAAAACTTTCGGCATCGGGAAGAAAGATATCACCGTAAAAGATCTGTCTGAAAAATGGCTTGAGCTTAAACGGATGGAGATCTGCGCTAATGCCATAAACAGGTATGAATCGGTGGTGAGAAGCATGCTGCCGAGGGTTGGCGCGAATAAGCTGGTTTCGTCTGTGACAAGAGAAGAGCTTCTCTATATCAGGAAGGATATGCTGGCGGGGGATAAAGGGTTGAGTGTGGTGACGGTAAACTACTACATGACCACGATCGCCGGTATGTTTCAGTTCGCTGTTGATAATGGCTATGTGAGTGAAAACCCGTTTAACGGCATCAAGCCGCTAAAGAGGGCTAGGATAGAACCAGATCCGCTCACACGTGATGAATTCGTTCGCTTCATTGATGCCTGCAAGCATCAGCAAACGAAAAACCTGTGGTCAATTGCGGTATACACAGGATTACGTCACGGTGAGCTGGTATCCCTCGCATGGGAAGACATAGATCTGAAAGCCGGAACGATGACCATACGCCGGAATTATACGAAACTCGGTGATTTCACTCTACCAAAAACCGAAGCCGGTACCGACAGGGTCGTTCACCTGATCAAGCCAGCCATTGACGCTTTGAGGAACCAGGCGGAAATGACCAGGTTAGGCAGGCAGTATCAGGTTGAGGTACAACTGCGGGAGTATGGCCGAACGGTCATTCACGACTGTACATTTGTGTTCAATCCTCAGTTGGTTAAAAAAAGTGGCAGCGTAGGTTACCTGTACAAAGCCGATTCAGTTGGTGACTCATGGGATGCGGCGCTTAAACGGTCAGGTTTAAGGCACCGCAAGGCGTATCAGTCGAGACACACTTACGCCTGCTGGTCGCTGTCTGCCGGGGCCAACCCGAGTTTCATTGCCAGCCAGATGGGACACGCCAGCGCCCAGATGGTTTTCAATGTTTACGGCGCCTGGATGGCCGACAGCAGCAGCGATCAAATTGCTATGTTGAACCAGAAATTATCGGACTTTGCCCCATCCATGCCCCATGGCATGGCGATAGGAATATGA